GAACCTATCAGGTAACTATGACTTATTCTCCGAAATTCAATCGCACATTACCACTTATTAATAACGTTCCACAGTTTAAAGGAGTACGCATTCATCCGGGTAATAAGGCTGAAGATACGGAAGGGTGTATTCTTGTTGGCGAGAATTCCGTGATAGGCGGGCTGATAAATTCACGCAAATGGTCTGATGAGCTAAATAAACATATTCAAAACGCTTTAATCGCTAAAGAAGCAATTTTTATAACTATTAAAGATTAAAGATATAAACTTTCTAACAATGGAATATTATAACAACATCGTATGTGTAAGCTATAGCGAACTATTAGGAATAATGGCAGAAGGAACTTTAAATTCTCTATTAGCTCGAAAAAATATAGAACGCATACATCGAGGAGGCGGGGCAGGATCTAAGGCTCTCGTTATATATTCCACGCTGCCGGAACGGTACCGTAAACTTTACGTTGAAAAATATGGTGATCCGAATGAGTTAAAAGCAAAAGCTATGATAAAAGAAAAAATAACGATAGACCAGAAAGCAAGAGACTTCTATGAACACTATATATATGTGTTGAAAGGCGAAGAAAAGAAGCTATCTGATAAACTGATAGAGGAATATACCATCAATGCGTCAGTCATTAAAGAACTCATTCGCACAGTTAATGAAATAAAGGCTTATCGTCACAAACTGGGTGGATCGATGGCGAACGTATGGGATAGCATATTTGCATCATCCGAAAAAATGCGTGTCCGTTATAATCACACCCTACCATCCAATAGCAGCCGATTGCGTGAAAAGATTAATCTGTATAAAAAAGAGGGATATGCTTCCCTTATAAGCGGAAAGATTGGAAATACGAACACTCTTAAGATTACAAAAGAAGCGTCCGATCAGATCATCGCCCTTAAGCGCTGTAAGACTCCGGTCTATACAGATACGCAACTATTTGAGCGTTATAATGAGATAGCGATGGATAAGGGATGGAAACCGCTACGCAGCCTATCGGGTATGAAGGCATGGTTAAACAACCCTTCTATCAAACAGCTTTGGTGTGACGCCGTATATGGTGAAAGATATGCCTCTCAATTATTCGGCAGGAAGCATAAGACAGAATTGCCTATGCGTCGTGATTCGCTGTGGTATGGCGACGGTACGAAACTTAATCTATACTATCGAGATAAAGATGGTAAGGTGTCGACGACATGCGTATATGAAGTGATAGATGCCTATAGCGAAGTGTTATTAGGATATTTCATTTCTGATACCGAGAATTATGAAGCTCAATACCATTCTTACCGCATGGCGATTCAAATATCCGGTCATAAACCTTTTGAAATTGTCTGCGACAATCAAGGCGGTCATAAGAAGTTGGATTCTACAGGATTTTTGGATAAAATCTGTGAAGTACACCGTAATACCGCTCCATATAACGCTCAATCAAAAACGATCGAGAGCATATTCGGGCGTTTTCAGCAACAAGTGCTTCACAGGGACTGGCGTTTTACCGGCCAAAACATTACCGCTAAAAAAGATTACAGCCGGGCAAATGTTGAATTCATTGAGGCTAACAAAGACAATTTATATACTTTGTCGGAGTTGAAAGCCGCATACGCGGAATGTCGTAAGGAGTGGAATGAAAGCAAACACCCGGCAACAGGAATAAGTCGCATAGAGATGTATAATAATAGCCTAAACGAAGAAACGCAGCCTGTTTCAATCTATGACATGATAGATATCTTTTGGATTAGAAACGATAAACCCTGTACATTCACCGATAAAGGCTTACAGATCACGATTAACGGACAAAAAAGATCATACGAGGTATTTTCATCTCCCGGATGTCCGGATCACGCCTGGCGTCGTAAACACACCTATGAAAAATTTGAAGTCGCATACGATCCATACGATCTAACGAGCATCAGGCTATACAGCATCGATGCATCAGGCCGGAAACGATTCGAACGGACGGCTGAACCTTACATGGTTATACCTCGTGCTTTGCAAGATCAGAAAGAAGGGGATGCGAAATTTATCCGTCAGGAGCAAGCCGCCAATCTGGAAGATCGCATCATCCGTCAGGAACAGGCAAAAGCAATTGAACAGGCACACGGTGTTTCTCCCGAACAGAACGGATTACATACTCCGGAGCTGAAAGGAGTTAATGCTGAAAAGAGAAAAGAAATAGCACGCCGCACGAAAAAGTACACATCCGATCCTCAATCTTTTTGTCTTGGCATGCAGATGAAAGAAGTAAGCCTAATGGATTGGAAAACCGTTTTATCAAAAAAAGAAACCGAAGAATTCAGCGAACAGAAAGCTGCCGGTAAATTATAAATCAAAAAACTAAAATCATTATGGAAATCAAGGAAAAAGAGCAGATTCGTCAACGTTTGATGGTATATCTTTCGAAATACCCATCGCAAAACAAAGGTGCGCAAAGCATTAAAAATACAAGCGCAGGTACTATCAGTAGCATCGTTAATGAACATTGGGAAAACATCAGCGACGAGATGTTTCGCAATATTTCATCGCAGATTGGAGGTCAATTGGATAGTTCGGGCTGGAATGTTATTGAAACAAATGCCTATAAAGAAATGCAATTCGCCATGCAGGATGCACAGGAGTGGCGTAACGTGACATGGATCGTCGGAGCTGCCGGATGCGGTAAGAGCACAACCGCCAGGATGTACTCCGAATCGGGACGTGAGGTATATACAATCCTTTGCAGCGAGGACATGAAAAAGAGTGATTTTATACGTGAAATCGCACTCCGCATAGGTGTAAAGACGGATGGATATAGCGTAAGAGGTATGTTTGATTTGATCATCAGGAGCATCATACAAATGGATTCTCCACTTCTTATATTTGACGAAGCCGATAAACTCACCGATATCGTATTTCATTACTTCGTAACACTTTATAATCGACTTGAGGACAAATGCGGAATGGTGTTTATGTCAACCGATTATATCAAAAGGCGCATGGAGATGGGATTAAGATATAATAAAAAGGGGTATAATGAGATTCATTCCCGCATCGGCCGTAAATTTTACGAACTCGATCCGACGGAAGCCTCCGATATATACAGCATCTGCGTCGCTAACGGAATTACGGATAAGAAGTCGATATCGGATGTTGTTAACGAAGCACAGGAATATGAATTTGACCTGCGCAGGGTAAAGAAAGCGATCCATCGCGCAAAACGTATGGGAAAATGTTAACGGCATTCAAATACTGTTCAAACACTGATAAAATCAATAAAGATGAAAGCATTATCCATAACAGATTTAATTAAAATGAAAAAGGAAACTTTCGATTTTAACGGGGCATGGTTTGATGCTTTTGGAACTCCGGAACGAACGGGAATATGGTTTATCTGGGGTGGCAGTGGGAACGGAAAGACGACGTTTACGATGCAATTATGCAAAGAGCTTTGTCGCTTTGATAAAGTATTATATGACAGCCTCGAGGAAGGTGCTAGTCTGACCATGCAAAATAGTATCATTCGTGCCGGTATGCTCGATGTGAAGCGTAATTTTCAGCTATTGGCTGGTGAGAATATTATCGATCTGGACAAACGCCTTTCTCTTCGTCGAACTGCTAAAATAGTCGTCATTGACAGTTTTCAATATACACAGATGTCATATCGTGACTATATCCGACTCAAAGAAAAGCATCGTGATAAGCTACTCATATTTATCTCTCATGCGGACGGACGTAAACCATCAGGAAGGAGTGCCGTAAGTGTTATGTACGATGCCACTTTGAAAATATGGGTAGAGGGTTATCGGGCTTTTTCTAAAGGTCGATTTATAGGATCAAAAGGATCTTACGATATCTGGACGGAAGGAGCTGAAAAATACTGGGGTGAAAAAGACATTAATAAATAAAACTAAAATGGGAAAGCTTGTTGAAATCGCATTACTAATCATTGCAATGGTTGCATTGTACTTTTTTTATAAAGAATGTGCTAAGGCTGACTTAATGCCTAAAAATGATGTTTACGTTAATATGGAAACAGGGGAAAGATACGAATGCTTAACCCGTGGTCTATACGAAACGGTCTATCTTCAAAATATTAAAACAAAAGAGTTTTTAACGATGGATCTATGTGAGTTCTTACGTGATTATACGATAGAAATGGAGCGTAATGAAAAAGTTTGATAGATATCTTAAGGAAGGATTTGATAGTTTGTGTGACTTTCAGACATATCTGTATTATCGCCAATTAAGACGGAAATCTAAAATTAAAAAGGTTATAAACAAATTAATGTTTTGGAAATGGGATTTATTTCAATACAAACACTGAAAAAGGGGGATTGCTTCTTTAATAGTTGGAGTGAACCA